GGCTTCCATGTTCCAGCCCTCAGTGTGGCCATGAGCTTGCATTTAAGTTTGAAGCGTTCATCTAACATCCCAGCCCTCCGAGGATCTGAAACTGTGGTAGGTGTCTTCGCCCACAATGATGTGGTCCGCAAGAGGAACTCCGATAGCATCGCATCCTGCGCGGAGACGTCGCGTGAGAGATATGTCTTCTCGGCTAGGGCTTGGATCGCCGCTCGGATGGTTGTGCCACACGAGCACGGACACGGCCCCTCTAAGAAGCGCTTCTCTAAGAACTTCGCGTGGTCCAACGAGAGTCCCCGTAGACGTTCCCTTTGAGACAATGCGATCAGATATAACGCGCGCTCTGGAGTTAAGGCACACGACACCGAATACCTCCTCTGTCAAACCCTTAGCTTTCGGAAGTAGATATTCTCCGGCCAACCGGGGAGTATTGATGCAAGCGTGTTTTGAGGGGGCGCCACACCTGCGGACGAATTCACCAAGAGCTACGATCCGCGATGCTTGGAGCTTCGTTAGCTCGCACTCTTCCACAAGCTGCTGTCCACTCATGCTAATGAGTTCGCTGAGGCGCCATGCGCCCAGATGCCCCGGCCCCATACCTGGGAGCAACAGATCAATGATCTGTTCATTTGACAGTGTCTCTCCCCCATAGGCTCTGATTTGTTCATGGACAGAGGGAGTCTTCACTGGACACGCTCCACACGGTAGGCGATCTTACCTGACAGGGTTGTGAACAAAGGGGTGAAGGATTCCCCAACTTTAAGCGAAGCCAGAGTTGCTCGGTCTTTCTTACCGAGAGCCGCGCCCATGATCTCAGTCCCATGCCGAATAAGCGGCTTTCCGTCTGACGCCCACCCGTGGATGTGGAAGATCTTATCCATTTACGCCCCTCAAACAATGAAAAGAAGTTCTTCTGCACCGAACACCTTGTGCGCCCCGCAGCACTCGCACTCGTAGTTCCGCGCGTCGGGTTCAACCCCGCAGGCATCCTCACCACAGGCGATGCAGATGCCTTCGCAGTCGTCTCTTTTAGCCATTTCTGCAACTCGTTCGGGGGTGATGCTTTCGTGGATATGCACACTGGGCTCCTATAGAATACTGCTGTTGATGAGGACAGAACCATCGTCGAGGAAGGTGCGTGTGACTTCTGCCACTGGAACTAAGGTGACATGGCGGTAGCAGCAGAACATTTCTCCGCTGAGCACCTTGCCATCACCACTCGGGACATTGTAGATCTTGGCACTGTCAGAATAAGGCTGGATCAGTGCCGTCCGGCGTGGTTTGACTGCGGGGGAGATGCGCCCGTGAAGGAATCCTCCGTAGGTCTCGGCCAGGAGGCCCCCATTAGTGCGGACCTCAATTACTTTCAGGAGTGCGCCACGCATCGTGCTACAAAGGATACTGCCGACCTTGACTCGCTCGTGGCACACCTTAGTCGTGTAAAGAACACATGTCTCAGACATGGGCCACCGCGTTCCTGCAATCTGCACAGTCGCATGGCGTGATGCTGGGTTTCGTTGTAAGCGGAAGGAAGAACACTTCCTCTGCGTAAAGGATGGTTCCATAGACCCGGCCCATCCTATAGATGTTCCTGGCACCTTCATCAGAACCACCGTGCCCGTTCGTGGGCTTGGCAATACCGACAAAGAACACAGGCCCGCGAACTCTAGACTTCGAGTTGCGGGCGATCAAGTCGTGGCTCATTGCCGGTCTCCTTGTGTGGGCACCGTGCCCATATGCAAGCATAAATGTCGCCATTACCCAACGCAATTCTATTTTGCCTCAATTGCGGCCCCTGCCCCTGATACTCATGCTGGGCAGCCCTGCGGCCAGAAATTTCACCAAGGAGCCAAGCATTATCAGCCCAAGTATTACCATGATAGCTGGCAATCTGAACCCCAGTAGTAGGCACAGAAGAATTATCCAGAAGATAATCACTTGACCCTCGAGGCATCCCACCCAATCTGCGCAAGGAATGACTTGTCGAAGTCTGTGAAGGAAACAAGCTGTGGCTCGTATCGGTAAGTGGCCGGGTTATACCGGAAACTCGGCCCCTTGCGGGGAGCGGCGTCATCGTAGCAGCACTTGGAGGCAAAGCCGCTTGAAGTTTGGGTGATGGCCTGATTGAACTCCGGTTCTCTTGGCGTGCCAGTCGTTTCCATGATTATCCCCTTCTAGGGCCGCTTGGCCCACCTAAAGCATACGGCATCAATAATATCGGCGCCAAATCAACCTTTTGGTCCTTAACACAGGCCCATAGAGGCACCGTGGCGGGCCGGGCGGCCCCACAGCACACCCCTACGCCCCACACCGCAGAGCCGCGCCTGAGGCGGTCTGGGGCCCAGTTGAATGCCGCGCCATACGCGGGGCATGGCGCCCCAAACCGGCGCCGGTGTCACTTGAAAAGGAATTTGGCACACGCTGCGATCACCAGCATCAGTAACAAGAGTACTCCAACTGGAGGCACGAAGATCAGGAAGCCTACGATTATGAAGATTACGATGCACATTGGACTTTCCCCTTATAGGAACGTCGCGTCAGTCGCAGCACACGCCGTTGATCAAAAGTTCGCGCTCAGCAGGAGAACGATCAGGAAATATTTTTTGAACAGTCTCCTCGCTGTAGCACCATCTGGTGTATTCCGTGATACTCATGGAAACTTCCCAGCTTTTCCCGCAGAACGGACAGCGCCCATAAACCTTGATAGAGTCATCGCTTCGTTCAACGTCGTAAATCACCACGGGGCCGCCTCCGTTGTCTTCTTTCGTGCGCGTGCCACTTCGGTCTTCTTGGCCCTATCGCGCATATCTTTCTTGATAGCTAGGGCCTTGGACTTCTTATCCTGCACCTTCTTCCTGTGCTTTCCGTTGATCATTGCAGCACCTTCACGATGAGGCCGTCCTTGAGCTGAACCCGCGCATACCAAGTGTGAGGCTGGGGGTAGTGGGGGCCTTCCAGCGCGACCACCCCGTTCGTGGGCGGTTCTTCGCCGAGCCCCGGGTTGTAGACACCGCCCGCGTCACCATTTGCGGCGATGGCTTCTTTCATGGCCTTCTTGGACTTGTAGTTTACTTCGGAATACATGATCGCTCCAGAATAGGCCATGGGCCAGGGTGTGAGCCCTGGCCCATGGAGGTTTGACTACTTGTCCGCCTTGGTCAGCGTGATGAGCCCGTTGGCCCGCGCGAACCCGACATCCACCCGCTTGATGCGGTAGGGCTTGTCCAGCGCCTCGTGCTTGCCGGGGCCGTGGACCTCCTTGGAGATGGCCTCGGCCACCGTCGCGGACGCCTGGATGGCCTTCATGATGTTGTAGCGCAGCGACCCCTGCCGCGCCGTGGTGTCGGCCGCCTTGGTGATGATGTCGCTGTTCGCGATCTCCTTGCGGATAGCGGAACAGGTGGGGCGGTCAGCGAGATGGCCGCGGACAGCCTTGGCAACGCCCTCGGGGACGTCGGCCTGCTTGATGGGCTGGACCTTCGCCTTGGGGGCGGCGGGGAGCGCCGGGGCGGGGCGCGAACCAGCGGGGATCTTGGTGGAAGTAGCAGCCATGATAGGCTCCTTTGTAACAGGGTGGCGTGAGCCACTGGTTAGAAGGGGTGGCCGCGGGACGCTGCCGGTGCCCTACATACACAAGCATATGCTTCAACAAAGCGGGCGCAAGTCAAAGTTGCATCAAACTTTATTCAATGTTTTGGCCTGCCTGTGCGCGCCATTGTCATGAACACAACTGAAAAGGCGGATACAATGACACGCTCGGGCACCTGCGTCTGCCTAACTGCTAGGACGGCCAGTATCATTCCATAAACGAACCACCCTGCTCGCTCCCACTTACTCATTTGTGCAGGCCCTTGAAGTTCTTTCGGTGGTTCTCCTGGCGCCTATACCGAAGGTAGGCCAGCCCCAGAAACACTACGAGGATGATTGCTATTGTGGTCATATCTCCACCTGAAGCGGAACATCGGTTATGAGCACTGATTGACTTATTTCTTAGGGCCCCAGATCATAAGCGCCAATCCTGTCAGCGCGGCTTGGATGAGTTTGACTGCAACACTTCCTACCGTGTATATGATGGTGATTACGGCGAAGAACTTCCAAAAATCGGAAGTGCAGAACTTCAGGAAGTCAATCATATTCTGTCCCTATCATGACCACCATCACACTTCCTCCTCGTAAGCCCGCGCCAGTGCCTCAGCAACTGCATTTCGCGTCATCCCATACATGCCCCCGTATCCGCACTTGCGGGCCAAAGCATTGATGGCGCGACAGTGCATATCCTCGTTCCACACCTTCTTGCGCCCCCGGTAGTCCAGCATGTTAACGAAACACCAGTAGAGATTCTTGGTCGTCGGGCCCGTCCAGATACCCCACACTTCGCCATCTTTCCCCTTGGCTCTCTGAGCCAGAAAGAACTCGCTCACCGTGCCCATCGGGTGGGCAAGTTTCCATTCCCACGCCCAGACAAGAATCTGCTTGCCAGGGCTTTCCTTGGCGAGTAGGCGAATGAATTCCTTCATCTCCATCTATACCTCCTTATGATAGCGCCCTTCGGGGCGTAAAGGTCAAACAACACTTCCAAAAACAAGCCATCCTGCGCGTTAAGCGTGCGGTGCAGGGCACCGTATAGGGTAAGCTGGTAGAGGGGCCACCAGGGGCCATCCGGCACGCGCCTGACATGCTTCAGGGTAAGGCGGGCCACGGGTGCCCCACTGCGCAACTTGGCTTCCATAAGCAACTGCTCGGGGGTTGACACGGCAATCATCGCTTTTTCTTCCTCCACTGCGTTGATGCGGCCTGCTGTCTTGCAAAGTCAGCCGTTATGGGCGGCCTTTCTCCAGGCCCCGGCTTCGGCGCGACAGGTATAGAGGGATGGGGGACGCTTAGCAGTCTGCGGCGCTCCCGAGCCATCTCCCCCTTATTCAGAAATTGAATCTCGCTGTGCGGTATGTCAGTGCCGCTTACCACGACTGGCTGGAACGCATTGTCTCCGTTTATCTGCAAGCTGGCCCCGCACTCGCACACTCCGATGCTGCGCTGCCCGGCTAAGTCCGTCCACACCAACAGATGCCCGTTGCGATGCGCTTCGCTCTGCGCCTCTAGGATCTCCGTTATGCTGTGAGCCAGCCGGGGGTGTCTACCCATGCTTGAGGCCCTTGGTCAGTTCGTAACGGAATTCCTCAACCATTTCATCAATGGTGATTACTCCGTCGCGAACGGCTTGGTCAATGCACCCCACCGGAAGTTCTGAGTCTTCCTTGCGGTGGTAGTAGAGCAGATTCCCCACCGCGTCTGAAATGGTATCCTTGATGAGAAGGTTCAAGTCGTGCTGGCTCATCGGGGATCCTGGTCGGCAGGAACTTCCATCCACCGCTCAGCAAACTGGTAGCAGGCTTCCACGCACTGTTCGTCGTGAAGCGGCAGTGCCCAGAACCTATACTCCGGATTGCCCCATGCCTGCAGGACATTGATGGTGGTTCCCTCAAACATATAGGTGTCCGCGTGCCCGCTTGCAGTAGTGAGCGCCTCGGCCAAATAGGTGCCTTCTTTCAGCCCCATGACGCCCATGTCAAAGGTTGGGTGAGCTTCAGGTGTGCTGCCAAGCTCTCCATGGGCCAGGATCATTTGGTAAAAGTCTTTCGCCATGCTTGCTCCTTGTGGGGCCTGGGCGCCCGTGCAATAAGTATAAGGCTCGTTGGGCCAGAGGCTGGCTCAACCTTTAGTCAAAGTGTGCCCGGTAGGCAGGTGTCATAGCAGTGCCTTCAGATTGCCCATGGCCTCGGCGTAGCCGCAGTCGCAATCATTATCATCGATGCCCTGGATCTTAGGGCAGTCCTTGTGGTGCCCTTTATCATAGATGTATTGGGCTACATCTTTGACACGAGCCATGTTCTTCTGCAATTCCTCCGTTCTCCGCTTGTGGGCCTCTGTCTGCGCCTCGCGAAGTGTGCGATTATCGCTCCGCAGACCTGCCACGCAGGTCACAAGAGACATGAGTTCATTCTGGGCCTCCACAGCCACGAAGAACTCTTCTGCCGGGTTCTCGGGCGTGCCGTGTCCAATGCCAAGTTTCTCAAGCATCGCCAGCGCCCTCTTTATCTTCGCTGTCCGCATCACGCCATCTCCTTTTCGTTCATCAGCTCCACCATGATGGCTACATACTCAGGAGGTAGCTTCCTGAAGTCGGTTGGCGCGATGCTGCGCCCTAGGCTCTCCGAGTAGACCCCCTCGGGGCCTACTTCCGACAGCACCATCGCGAACGCATGCTCCTGGCAGGGGGCGATCAGTGCGACGTCCTGCTCGAAGGCTTCAAGCAGCCAGGGCTTGAGCATTCCGTCCGTCGCCTCGCTAGCGATGTCGGTGGCAAGGGCGAACGCCCTTGCCTCTCGGAGCCTTGCCGCGTAGTCCTCGCGAATACCTGTAAGTCGGTGAAGTGCGGTCATGGCCTTGCCCCCTGTTCAATAACCTTATACTCGGAGTTCTTATTGATGCGTTTGAACCGGACTGCACTGTCTTCAAGATCATCTTTGCTGCTGCTAGAGTAGATCTCTTCCCACTCTGTCAACACCGTTTCTTCGCTGAAGTTGCACCCATCATAGCACCGCCGCTGTGGGTCTGTATTCACCACAATCTTCTTTCGAAACCACAGCGTGAACTTATCGCTCATATGCGCTACTCCCCAGCAAGGATGCCCGCAAAGGGCTCGTAATACCCAGAGGTGCTCACCAAGACCGCTGTGGGGTGGGCGGCCTTCGCCAAGTCAAGCGTTATGTATGATCCGAGAAACTGGCGTCTCTGCTGGCCCGCTCGCGCATCGCGCTTGGGATACTTGGAATACTTGTAGACCCCATATTCTTCGTCATAGTAGGTGGCACCTCGGCTAGGATACTCGATGCGAAGATCCTCTGTGGGCTTACTCACTTCGCCCATAACCGTCACGCCAAGCCAGCCATCGCACTTAAGCGCCACCACCGGGTTATTCGTTTCCCAGCACCTTAGCGACGGGTTCCAGCGACAACCAAGTGCCTTGAGCTGTTCTCGGTATGGGAACGTCTTGCCGTAGATGCTGAACATTGCCCGCCTCCCATGGCCGTTTGCCACACTATAGTATGCGGCTTCTGTGCCTCGCGCGCCACTTCAATACCGCTCAATTATTGCCTGCCTGACCGTGCTCTCAATGAAGGCGATCACTTCTTCGTCAAATCGGAATTCATCGTGCTCGTCGTGAATAGAGCAGAAGCAGTCGTGGTCACTCTCGTCGTTGTAAACCATTGTTCCAACTTCAGAGGCCAGAAGACAAAGACGCCTGATAACTTCTAGCTTGGTGACGCTGTTCATGAGCCCTCCTAATAGACAGCCGACTAGGCCCTATTTGTCATTGTATTGTGTGGGGCACCAGATCAGAACTCCGGGCCAGCGCTCTCCGGCGCTGCTCCTGCAGCAGCGCACTCAGATGGTCTGCGTAGAGGGCGTGGTAGACAGCAGCAGTTCCAGAAGCGCGTAGCATCTGGTCAGCCCACACCAGGGCCTTCGCGAGTTCGTCGTTAGTCATCGTGACCATGGGGGCCTCTGGCTGTTCGCCTCGTAAATTTCCACGCCCATCTTGAGAAGTGTGACGTATTCTTTTTGCAGGCTGCTGAGTCCCGCGTAGGCTGACCCTTGAGGATTAATGCAGATGGCCCTGTAGTCGTAGAGGACATTCTCAAGGCGAGTGATGCACTGGGCCAGGTAAGTGATGGTGCTGAGATCTGCGCTCTCCGTACGTGGGGTGTCCTTTGCATGGTCCGGATGAACACAGTCGTCGGCGCAGGGCGAACGCAGGGGCTCAGTCATTGCCAGCCCCACTTTCCTTGGCCTGGGACGCTTGGTCAGCAGCGACGCTGCCTGACATGACTTTTTCCAGCAACTGCCGGAGCGACGCATTGTGCTCTGATGCCGCCTTCAGGACAGTGGCGGCGTAGTTCTCCTGCCGCACCAGGATCTCGCGTAGGATTACTTCTCTCAATTCCATGATTCCTCCGGGGGGCCGGTTAGGTGTGATGGGCTGGCCCCGTTGCTTCACCACAGTGTAGATTGTATGCGTCGTCCTTCTAACTTAGAGCCTGGTGAGCTCTGTCATAGGGAGGTTCGCCCCATAGAGGTTGGCCCCGGTTAGGTCCGCTCCTGTGAGGTTCGCTCCATAGAGGTTCGCTCCATAGAGGTTCGTTCCGTGGAGATTCGCCCTGGTGAGGTCAGCCCTGGTGAGGTCTGCCCCGGTTAGGTCCGCCTCAGTGAGATCCGCCCCGGTTAGGCCAGCTCCGGCGAGGCCTGCTCCGGTAAGGTCAGCCCCGGTAAGGTCTGCACCATAAAGGTCCGCGCCGTAGAGATCCGACACGGCTAGGTCAGCCCCTGATAGGTTTGACCCGGATAGGTTTGATCCGGAGAGGTTTACCATAGATAGGTTCGCACCATAGAGGTTCGCTCCATGGAGGTTGGCCCTGGTGAGGTCCGACCCGGCTAGATCCGCCTCGCGGAGGTCCACCCCGCGGAGGTTTGCCCCATAGAGGTTCGTCCCTCTGAGGTTCGCGTTGGTGAGGTCTGCACTGGTGAGGTCCACACCTGAGAGGTCTGCGTCATGGAGGTCTACCTCGGAAAGATCTGCCCTGTAGCCGCCATTCTTCCTGAGCCACCCTTTGGGGTCAGCCTGGAAGGCCTCGATTTCTTTGCGTGTATAGGGCTTCATTCCGATTTCCTCCGTGGGGCCGGTTAGGGGCGAGGGCTGGCCCGGTTGCCATGCCATAGTATAGGGCTCGGCTAAGGCGCTTGCCGGTCAAAGTTAGGTCAAACTTGCGGGCTATGCCCGCCGCATTCCGAGCTGGGTTTCAAACGGGGCCAGCCAGTCCGCCTCTCTGAGACAGGTAGCCGGGAACCCATACTCTGCACAGGCACAGTGCTCACCGCAGGGCTCAGATACCTCGTGAGTGGTAAGAATCACCAGATCAAGGGCCTTATCCTGGATATCTCCACCATCTACGTCGCCTATGGGATCACTGTAGGATGCGTTGAGACACCAGAGACCGAGACGCGCCAGCCTCAAAAGCTGTTCGTCGTGACTCAACTGTTCTCCAGACTCTTGGCGCTGGGATGCCTGGATCTCTGCTCCGAGGATGGCAGCGAGCCTAGCCTTCAGTTCTGCGATCTCTGTTTCCATTTCCCTCCACGCTTTGGTCGGCGAGCAGGTGTGGCTGGTCCCGTCTTCCGGATCTCCAATGATGGTCAAGCATCGGGGGCAACAGCGGGCTTTCATGACTGCTCCTTCTGGTTCGTGTCTCGGTAGGTGGGCTATCTGTTCGCCCAAATCAAAGTTAGGCGTCTTCGTATGTTGCCTCGAAAAATGTCAGGCTTGCAGGGATACAACTCCCCTTTCACGCCCTTGATAATCCAGTCGCCCTTGTCCGCTCTCATCGTCCCTTCGAGGGTCACGATGTAAAGCCCTTCCGGGCTGTTGTTAATTCCCCGTGTTCCTCCCATTTCCATCACTCGTTCCACGCTTGCGGCGGTCCCGTCATAGAGTTCCGCGTCAATCACAACTGGCTTCTTTCGGAATTTCATGATTTCTCCTGTTACGTTTTTCGTGCTATCTGTTCGGCCAAATCAAAGTTAGGGCTCTCGCTTCTCGGTCGGTTCGGTGTGATCGGTGGCAATGATCTGGTGGTAGCAGTCGGGCCTGTAGATCGTCAGCCCATACGGGCCCGGGAACGGAACCCAAGGCTTCCGACAGACTGGGCAGTAGGTCATTTCGTAGACTTCCTGCATGTTGGTTCCTCCGTTCATCTCCCTAACTGCTCGCTCAACCCGCGCGCCTGACAGCTCCGGCTAGCTAGAAAGTTAGGCTCTCAATTACGTTTCAGCCATTCGTAGAGCTCGCCCTTGATGTGGTCCGTCATCTTTGTTCCGAACGGGCACGTCTTGGCCCACTCGTTGACCAACCCTCCGCTGTGGCAGATGAACTTCTCCAGCTTGCTCACCCTGTCTTGCAGCTCGGCTTCTCGCTTCACGGTTTCATCCCAGGTTTGTCCCACGCGCCTAACCCCCACGCTGACCCTACAGCCCACCCAGCTTCCTGTGTGCCTCAGCCATACGGAGCGCCTTGGCCCGCATAAGCTCAAAGGCCTCCGCGCGTTCCTCGGAGATGTCGCTGCCGTCATCGGGGAACTCAGTGGTGTTGCTGTTGCGGATGCCGATGGCGTCCCATTCGGCCACGGAATGCCAGAGGCACCCCATGCGAACGAACGGGGTGCCGTCGGTGGTGACGACAGCCCAGCACTGATACCGGTAGAGGCCAACCATGACGACGACCGCCGCAAACGTCATACCGCAGTATTTAGACCCGTAGAAGGCCGTCCTGGTGATGTTCGTCTTGTAGAAGTCCGCCCACGATATATCCGCTCCGTAGAGATCCGCATCGGAGAGGTCAGCCCTGGTGAAGTCGGTCCTGATGAGGTTAGCCTCCGAGAGGTCCGCCCCGCAGAGGTTCGCCCCATAGAGGTCCACCCCAAAGAGGTTAGCCCCAAGGAGGTTCGCCTTGGAGAAGTTAGACCCGCAAAGGTCCGCCCCGCAAAGGTCCGCCCTCACGAGGTTAGCTCCTGAGAGGTTCGCCCTGGAGAGGTTCGCTCCAGCGAGATCCGCACCAGAGAGGTCCGCCCTGCTGAGGTCCACTCCTGCGAGATTCATCCTGGAGAGGTTAACTCCGGCGAGACTCACCTTGGGGCCGTCATCGTCGGTGGACCACCTCCGGGGGTCGGCCAGCATGTCCCTAAGGGCCTCGCATGTAACGGATTTCACATCCATTTGGCTAATCCTCCTGTCGGGCTGCCGCCCTGTTGCGATGAAACTTCAGGTGTTGCTGCGGGGCGGGGGCGGGACGCGCTTCCAGCCATGGCTCCGGCGATAGGCGGCGATGGCCGGCAGGGCGGACTCCACGCACCAGGAACAAATGAATACGCGGGGGTTCTGACCACACTGGAGCAGCAGCTCTGCTTCTGGGGCCTCGGTTCCACAGAAAGAACAGACAGGGGTCATCAGTGCTCCTTATGGTCCGCGCTCGGCAACGCCGGTCGCGGCCACCCAAGCTGGTCAGCGAACCGGATCAGAGCCTCGTAGGTCTCGTGCTCCAGATACACCACGTCTGACGGATCCTCTAAGTCGTTGGCACGCAGCTCCAGCGCCGCGCCATGCACCACTGCGACATACAGTGCGTCCCCTAGGTAAGCCTGATTGGCTGGCATACATGCTCCTTTGTTCTACGGTTGACGATGTGCTCGGGCGCCACGCAGAGCGCGTTCCCGCACGATGTAGAAAGGTGAAAACACGGGGCGCTTCCGTTTTGCATCAGCGCCACCTCGCGGGCCGCCGTCTGGGTCCACCACACAGGCTTCCCATTCCTGACCGCTCCGAGCCACAGCCAGCATCCGTTCGGCTGTTTCTCGACCAGGGTGTCAAGAAGTTCCTGCGTGAGAACCCTCGGGGGCCGGCTCATTCCTTGGCACCCTTCTTCAGGAACTTAGTGCCTTCGATCAGCCCAAACTCCTTGCACAATTCTACTTTCCGACGTTTCAGCCTCGCGGCAATGGCCGCGCCCTCCATGCCCTGGGCTGTAAGCTCGGCATGAAGCTCCATGATCTTTTTCTCAACCATCCGCATGTTCGGCTTCATTTCGCGCTCGGGCGCTCCGACTTTGGGCTTGTAGCCTTCGGGGGCGTAAACATACAGATGCGCCGGGTTCATGCAGTTCCTATTCAAACAGGTCCTCGAAACGCGGACGCCCGCCTCAAGGGGGCCATGCGCTCGCTCCCAGGCATAGCGTCCAGCCTGAACCAGCTTGCCGCTACTGAGGGTGAAAAGGCACTGCCCGCCTCGGCCCCGCGTTCCCTGCCACAGCCAGCAGTCGGAGTTGGGGGACTTCACCAACTTATCGTCGAAGCGCTGTTCCTCCGTAAGTGACGACTTTCGCTTGGGAATATATTCCTCTTCTTCCATGTGTTTCTCCCTAGGCCACCGTGCCTAGCTAAGTATAGGGTGTGTTTTCCTCATGCGCAACGGCTTGTTTTACGGAATAGCGCGGTTTTTGGGTCTGCGGGGGCTTATTATATAAGGTGGCTCTGGGACTCCCCGAGGCACCTTATGTAATAGTTTGGCACCGAGCATTTTGCTCCATAATTGGGCCAGATTTTGGGCTTCTCGGGTGGGGGGCTGGAAATGCTTTTGAAACGTAAAACTCATGTGCCCTGTTTGCAATAGGTTGAATAACGAAAAAAGGGCTTTTGCGCGTGCCGGTCTTATATACTGTAAAACAAAATACACAACTATAACTCTATACTTTCCTATTTATTTACTTATTATATTTATTTATTTTATTCTAGGTATATATAGATGGTTACACTTAAAATAAACTTTTTGGAAACTTGGATCTCTGATGCCTTTTGGCACGGAGTATGCCTGCCCATAATGAGTAATTGATAAGATCCACCGATAAGATTCCCCGATAAGATTCTGTTAAGCGCCCAGATCTTCGCCAAGATTCTTCGCTTCTCCGATCTCCGGCGCCGCCATAATCCTCCCCCCAAAAGGCGGTGTGATTCTCGATTCCGAGTTATGCAAAATTCGGAATCCTTCCGAGTTGACTATGTTCTCTGAACGATGAGCGATCTGAGCACAAAGAGCCGAGCCACACAAAATCTGTGTTTTCTACTCCATAAATCGGGCCAAAGATCCGAGTTTCCACGTTCATCCCTCAATCCATTTTCGCTCATTTTCGCTATAATACAGAGATCCCAGTCCTTAATTTACCGACGCGACTGGAGTTCACACGCGGAGATCCGAGACTCAAAGAATTCCGCTCTTTACAGACGCGACTTGAGTTCACACGCGGAGATCCACGAGTCCACGAACTCCGCTCTTTACCGACAATCTCCGCTAGAATATTCATTCAATCTGACTCCACGCGACTCTTAGTGACGAGCCAAACTTTGATTAAACTTTGAGCTTGCAATTGAGGCACCGAGCACTATACTTATAGGTGCAGGGCCACCCTGCACACGGAGGCTATCATGCCAAGGGCACAAACTCGCGTTCTCAAAGCCTGGCTCTCAGGCATCATCCTCGCAACCCTCGCCAGCGCTTTCACGCTGGCCCTCGCAGCGGAGCTGTCCCGATGAAACCTTCCGAGTGGAATGAGAAGATCAAGACCCGAGTGCGTGTCAAGTTTGAACTGGAGCTTGACGTCCACACCGCTGGAGAAACGAATGCCCAGGCTCTGGGCGAGGCCGTGAGACTCGTGGGAGAATCTCTCAAGAAACAGGAGCTGGAGTATTGTTACTCGTGGGCTGGGGCATGGATTGAAGAATGCAAGATCAACCACATCTCCTGTGCGCCGCTCGAGCCCATCCGCTACGTGCCCATCCGCCCCGAGCCTGAGAACAACGAGGCCCCGGAGACGGAACCGGAGCCGGATTCGACGCCGGAGCAGCCCTAACCAGCCCCGCCACCGCACCCAGAACGTGGCCCAGACAGCTCTGGGCCACGCTCTACGCTCCTCGAGCCCCCATGCCTAGGTGGTAGCGGTCAGGGCCCCACTTCGAGGCGCAGAGGGGCCTGGTTTTACGACCACCTCACTCGATGTATCATTCACATGAGGAGATCCCATGAAGCCTAGGAAGTTCCAGCTCACCACGGACTCACGCAAGCGCATCACGCTGCCTCCAGAGACCGGAGTTCAACCGGGTGACATCCTGGCCATGGAGGTCATCGAGGAGGGTAAGATACTGCTCACCCCTGTCCTCATGATCCCCAAACACCTGATCGAGAAAGGCACCCTCGTGGACGGTGGCACCCTGGTCAGCATTATCCCGAGGCAGCCATGAGCCAATCCACCGAACTCCCCCGAGACATTTTCATCTCAGGCATCTAGGGGGCTCGGCACCGAGATCTACGCAAGGAGACTTCAAGGGTTCCTTGTTTTGAGAATATTTACCTTGACTCTGCGCGACTCGGGGCTCGAAAATCTTTGATTAAACTTTGAGGTGCATTTGAGTGGCGCGGGCTATATACTTATACCAGCGGCAACGGTGCCGCCATCCAGCCCCTGGGGGTCCACAATGTCCAAGTTCCACTGCACTGTCCGCGTTGCCCGGCCCGTCGCCGTCTGGGCACTGGCTTGCTCGTATCTCTTCTGCGGGCTCATCGCCTGCGGCAACTCCCCCCGCATCGCGCGGCGTCTGGTCAAGGTGGGCTGACATGGCACACGTCCAAATCACTCGTAAGCCCGGAGTTCCCGAGACTCCCAGCCCTTTCTTCGCCAACGGTCTCCCCGCGTGGTCCGCGTTCTTGGATCCTAGGGAGCTGGATGTGATTCATAGTCTGGTGAATAACCCCGGACCGGGATTCGAGCACGATGTTGAAGCTGTCTACGTTGACGGCATCAAGGTTTATCCGAAAAACTAAGTTCACACGCGAGCGCGCATGGAGTCCCTTAGGGGGCTCCTTGTTTGAGCATCTTTTGGCTGACTCTGCGCGACTCAGGGCTCGAAAATCTTTGATTAAACTTTGAGGCGCATTTGAGCTGCATAGGCCCTATACTATACATACCAGGCAAGGGTGCCTGTCACAACCCAAAGGAGCCTACAGTGGCCACCCCCACCCACACTCGCCGCCTCCCCCGCCACCCCTACACAGGAAACATCCTCTGCAAGCGGCTGTGTGCCGGAGAATCAAGGAAAATCCGCGCCAAGCGATCAGGGCATCAGCGATTACGCGACTTCATAGACCAGATGTGGCAGCGCGCGATAGAGCAAGCTGAGCGACGTGCCTACGGGAATTGGAACTGAGTTCACACGCGAGCACGCGAGGAGTCCCTTAGGGGACTCCTTATTTGAGCATCTTTTGGCTGACTCTGCGCGACTCAGGATCACAGATCGCGGAGTTCACACGCGGGCGCTCGCTCGAGGAGCCGAGGAGCTCACGGGTTGAGCTCACACGCGGGCGCTCGAGCGGGACTCTGCGCGACTCCGCGCGACTCCGCGCCTGAGGCATAGACTACGAAAAGAAAAGAATAAAGAAACCGAAAACGAAAAGAATGGCTTTGGCACGAAAGCTGCTAAGGGCGAATTGGCACGAAAGCTGCTTAGGGCGAATTGGCACGAAAGCTGCTTAGGGCGAATTGGCACGAAAGATGCTAAGGGCGAATTGGCACGAAAGCTGCTACGGGCGAGCCGTGTGGGCGGGTGCCGCAATGCGGCATAGCATAGCCCCAACGCGGCACCAGGTTAAGTTATGCTATTGCTACACTTAGCGGCAAACGGGCCTTTATGCTATGCCGCAATGCGGCACTATGCCACGGCGGTAATATAGCTAAGTGCTGCAAACACAGCACCTTGCACTTTGGCATGGGCAATGCTTATACTATGCAAGCCCGGCAATGCCGCCCGGCCCATACCCAAAGGGGTACACAATGGCTACCAAGCCCACCACCACCACCGCCAAGGCCGCCAAGGCTACCACCACCGCCACCACCACGCCCGCCGTTAAGGCGCCCGCCGTGCCCGCCGTGCCGGTGCCCGCCACGCCCAGCACGCCGTTGCAGGGTGCCAGTAGCAGGCAGGCCCAGGCCACCCTCATGCACCAGCTCTGCGGGGGCGCCATGCCCACGCATGGCTTGCTGGTGGCCACTGGCCCCGTGCCCGTGCCTGCCAACGGTAGCGTGCGCAGCGCCGGGCACAACGCCATTTTGCAGGCCATGGGCCAGCTTGCCAGCAACGGCCAGCCTTGCACCGTGGGCGCCGTGCTGGCCTGCACCCTGCCCGCGCAGGCCAAGGCCCAGGCCAGCGGCCAGTGCAAGGTGCGGGGCCTTGCGGCCCAGCACCCGGCCACGGGCGCGTGGTTTAGCATTAACGCGGGTGACGTTAGGTGCGCGTGGCAAAAGCAGGTAATCACCCTTAGCGTGCCTGCCTAGCACAGCCGCAAGGCAACCAATGCCCAGCCTATGCGCTGGGCATTGCTTTAGGCTACAGTATGCCTTACTGTGCATGTAGTTATATAGCTATATGTGCATAGTAGGTGTATAAGCATATGTGCATATAATTATATGTGTAAGGTGGGTGTATAAGCATACGGGTATATAGGTATATAAGCATATGCCCATTCAGTGCCATTATGGCGGCTCCGCGCTCCTGGTCTCGCAGCACTGAGGAGCTAATACTCCGCACACCTCGGGGTGCATCTATGCTGGTGTTCGGAATGTTCACGCCGCACCAGAGATCGGAGAATCCCAGAGATCGGAGAATCCCAGTTTCTATTCCTACATAGAACCACGGAGAAGCCCAGTTTCTATTCCCACAGAGATCCCAGTTCATGATATCTCTCACAAATGGAATCGCAAAATACTGAGGATCGAACATAAAGGCTTGCTCGCGCAACCAATCAGCCCTACACTTGGCACTGGACTACAGAGGATCCAAGCATGGCGAAGACTAGGAAAGAACCGGAGCCCCTGCAAATTCCCCCCGATGCGCCAGATGTGGACGTGTTTGAGTTCGTGGACGAAGCCTCCCTGGGAGTTTCGCTCCGAGTGCTCAAAGCCATGCAGCTCCGTCGGGACGGCCATGACTACATGGAAATCGGTGCTATCATGGGAATTGGCACCGTCATGGCTAGGGAACTTGTGAAGACGGGCCTGGAGCTTCTGCACAAGGAGCTTCAGGAGACGCTTGATGAAGTGATGGTCCTGGAGCTCAGCCGCCTGGACGCGCTCCATAAGATTCATTGGGCCACGGCCAAGGATAGTAAGTCCGCTGACATCCTCCTGAAGATTTCTGACCGACGGTCCAAGTTCCTCGGTATGGATCAGGCCCCCAAGGGCGACAACGATGGAGCGACCGCGGTTCGAGACTTCCTGTATCAGGCGATGAAACAGTCTGGTAAGGAGACTGACTACAATGCCTACCTCGTGAAGCGGAGGCTTCAGGAAGAAGCAGATGCCGAGGGCGCGGCGCCCGGCGGCGAGTAGCGGGTAGGCTGCCGATGCTCAGCCTCCCCGCTCGTTGGACTCCACTGCGCGAGATCAAGCCACAGATGGAGTATGCGAACTCCCCCCACAGGTTCAATGTGGTGCCTGCGGGGCGACGATCGGGGAAGACAGAGAACGCAAAGCGGAAA